GAGAACGAGCTGACCCTGACGGACGGATCCGATCTGAACCTGCTCGACTCCTTCAAGCTCTGGGGAGAGGATGTTTTCGGCTGGTACTACTTCGAGGACCGCAGCGTCTGGCAGCCGGATCCCGACGGAAAGGGCGGCCGATATGTTCGCAAGCGGATCAGGAAACGGCTCTGCAACAAGCAGTATCTGATCGTAGGACGAGGCGCGGCGAAGTCTCTTTACGACTCGAGCATTCAGGCGTACTTCCTGAACTGCAACACGCGCACCACGCAGCAGATTGCCACGGCACCCACCATGAGGCAGGCGGACGAGATTCTCGGACCCATCAGGACGGCCATTTCGAGAGCGAGAGGGCCTCTTTTCAAATTCCTGACGGAGGGCTCCCTGCAGAATACCACGGGTTCCAAGGCAAAACGGGTACGGCTTGCCTCTACCAAGAAGGGCGTTGAGAACTTCATTACGGGATCCATCATCGAGGTTCTGCCCATGAGTATCGACAAGCTTCAGGGCTACCGGCCGTTTATAACCACGATCGATGAATGGCTTTCCGGTGACGTTCGGGAGGACGTTGTGGGGGCCACCGAGCAGGGTGCTTCCAAGCTGGACGACTATCTGATTATAGCGACGAGCTCGGAAGGCACGGTCCGGAACGGTGTAGGCGATTCCATCAAAATGGAGCTGATGCAGATTCTGAAGGGCGAATACATCAACCCCCATGTTTCGATCTGGTGGTACAAGCTGGACGGGATCGAGGAGGTCGCGAAGCCTTCCATGTGGGTCAAGGCCAACCCGAATCTCGGGAAGACCGTCACTTACGAGACTTATCAGCGCGACGTGGAGCGGGCCGAGAAGGTTCCCTCCGTCAAGAACGACATACTTGCGAAGCGCTTCGGTCTGGCTATGGAAGGCTACACCTACTACTTCACCTACGACGAGACGAAGGTCCACAGGCATCGGGACTTCTGGTCCATGCCATGCGCTCTTGGGGCGGACCTGTCCCTGGGCGACGACTTCTGCGCGTTTACCTTCCTCTTCCCGCTTCCGGGCAACTCGTTCGGTGTGAAGACAAGAGCTTACATTACGTCCCTGACCATGTCAAAGTTACAGGCGTCGCTCAGGCAGAAGTACGAAGAGTTTCTGGCCGAGGGAAGCCTGATCGTGATGGAGGGGACGGTTCTCGATATGCTGGACGTGTACGACGATCTGGACCGGCATATTACGGAGAAAGAATACGACGTGCGGTGCTTTGGATACGACCCGTACAACGCGAGGGAGTTCGTTGAACGCTGGCAGCAGGAGAACGGACCCTTCGGCGTGGAGAAGGTCATTCAGGGCGCGAAGACGGAGTCTGTGCCGCTGGGCGAGCTGAAGAAGCTGGCCGGTGAGCGGATGCTGGTGTTTGACGAGCAGCTCATGCAATTTGCCATGGGGAACTGCATCACGATTGAGGACACGAACGGCAACCGCAAGCTGATGAAGAAGCGGCGCGATCAGAAAATCGACTCGGTTGCGGCCATGGTTGACGCTTATGTAGCGTATAAGGCCAACCGGGATGCGTTTGAGGATTAAACTCAAAGGAGGTGTCTGCCACTGAAACTCATTGATGTTGAAACGAAGAAGAGGTGTGTTGACGCCTTCAACGAGGGAAAGACCGCCAGGGAAGTGTACAACAGCATCTATCACGATGAGTGTCCGGAAGCAAGTTTTGAAAGTTTCAAGCGGATGCTGAGAAACTGGCGGCAGATGACGTTTCCCGATGAGAAGACTCTGCATGCCGGAACTTACGAAGGCTTTACGGCCCACAACGCCACGGTGCAGGTCAACTCGAACGGCGAGATCGTTCAGGCATGGATCAAACAGGCGCTGGATGACGGGCAGTGGGACAGGCTTCTCGAGGTCATTCATGAGAGCATCGAGCCAATCAAAATAGAACCGGCTGCCAGTGATGGATCCGGGATGCTGGAGATACCGCTGGTCGACATGCACCTCCCGCTTTCTGATCATACAGAGAGCATCGGGAGACTTCTGCACATTATCGAGAGGCAGGCATGGGAGGAGATCAACATTGTCATCGGGCAGGATCTTTTCCATAACGACGATATGCGTGGACGTACCGCTTCCGGACGGGTCATCGAGAAGGTGGATATTCCGGCGGCGTGGGAACAGGCAAGGTCCATCTGGTACAGCGTGATCGACGCCTCTCTCAGGCAGGCGGGGCAGGTGAATCTGATCTATTCCGTCGGCAACCACGATGAGAGTCTGGCCTGGTGTTTTGTACAGATGCTGAAGGACCACTATCCGCAGGTGAACGTGGACGACCGGCTGAAGCAGAGGAAGTGTATCTACTGGAACGGCTGTTTTATCGGTCTGACCCACGGGCACTACACGAAGAACCGGATGCACGATCTAAGAGGGCAGTTTACCATCGAGTTCCCGGAGGAGTTTTCGAAGTCCACCGTTCGGGAGATTCATGCGGGTCACCTGCACAGTGAGGCAGAGGGAGACCTGTACGGGGTCATGGTCCGAAGACTTTCCCGGAATGGGGAAACGGACAAATGGTCGGAAGACGAGGGCTTTGTGGGATCGCACAAGCGGTTCATGGTCTTCGAATGGGCTCCCGGATGGCTCAGGGCGGTGGATTATATTTGAGGAGAGGAGGAATGACTTGAAATGGATTTTGTTGTTGTAGATAGAGACAATTCGGACTCTCTTCAACACTACGGTATTCTTGGAATGAAGTGGGGTATTCGTCGCTATCAGAAGACCGATGGATCACTGACTCCGGCAGGGCAAAAGAGATATTCGGATAGTAATTCTGGTAATTATACGGATAAACAGAGAAAAAACAATTCTCGTAGTTATAATAAATACAGGAAGAAAAATGAGGTAGATCCAGAGCTCTATAATACCTTCACGAAGAACAACGAAAAACTTGTTAGTGAGTATGCCGATCTTGAGAAAAAACGCTTGGAGCTTTTGCGTGATAGAGGGCCTGAAGCAATAGCAAAGAGGGCAACTGAGAAGTATCAGGAAGAAAAAAGCGAATCTAAAGACCCTTTTGATAAAACTGAAATGATCGGCGAGGACATATATTCGCATGATCAGTGGGATATGGATGATGCAGAATATTTGCTTGGGCAAAGCGACAAAGAGTTTAATCAGATTGCATCCAAAGGCATCGCCAAGAAACGAGAGCTTCGCGAGGCATGGAAAAATGAAGTTCAAAATTATGCCGGAGATTCTGCGAAAGATTCGTTTGGAATGTTTTATGGCGTAACGGAGAAAATCTTTCGAGATACTGTTGGCAGGGATCAGACATCATATTGGGACGAATTCTACGAAAGAACTGGCAAGGCGCTTGATGATGAACGAAGCAAGATAAAGCATTCAGATGATATTCTTGAACATCACGGCATCCTCGGAATGAAGTGGGGTATTCGTCGCTACCAGAATCCCGATGGAACTTTGACCGCAGAAGGTAAAGAACGGTATAGCAACATTCCAGCAGATTCGCGCATTATTCCAAAAGGAACTGCCATATACCGGATAGCAGACAGCGTCAGCGATCCGACTTATGGTCGACGCAAGTATGTTTCGCTTACGAAAGATGACCACCAAAAGTGGAAGAGCGAAATTGGCGACTATAACATCTCGCGAGGAATAAGGCAGTACGATATTCGGTATAAGACCGTTGAAGACATAGCGGTAGCGCCTGCAACTAAGCTTGGCGAGTTGTTCTGTGAAGAACTAAAGAAAGATTCTGGTTTCATGCAAAGGGCTATAGATGAAACACGAGCGATAGAAAAGCGGACTGGATATAAAACTTCCGGCTTTGATGATGCTTTATCCTATAGTCTTGCTATGCAAACCGATATGGGGAAGCAGTTTATAGAAAAACTGATTGGACAGGGCTATGGCGCTATTGAGGATTACCACGGGAGAAATGTGGCAAAAGATCCCATTATTTTGCTTGATCCAGATAACAAGATAAGGAAGAAAGCGGTTCGGTATTTATAATACAGAAGGAGGTGATCCGCTTGTGAATGACGAATTGATGCACTACGGCATTTTAGGCATGAAATGGGGCATCAGACGCTATCAGAACCCGGACGGTTCTCTGACGGAGCTTGGGCAGAGACGGCTTGATCGGAAGGATTCCAAGTGGGCGCATAGGCGGGAAGAGAAGATCTATAACCAGACCTACCGCAAGTCCCGCCGGGAGATGAACCGATTTGTCCGGGATCTGAACCGGCAGATCTCTCCCACGAACGCAAGCGGGCGTCTCTCCGCAACCTATGTCAATGCCTATAACCAGAAGCTGGCCGAGGTGATGAATAAGAATGTGAAGGAGATTCACGCGCCGTCCGGCAAGGTTGTCAAGTGGGTCGCCAAGCGTGGTGAGGTTGGGGTTCACATGGCTCTGGCCGATCCTGGATATGATCTCAGTCAGCTGAGGCGCGGCGTGTATGGGACCGGGCGGATCGCTTACCGGAAGACCTCAGTCAACACGGGCTAAGGAGGAAACAATTCAAAATGCAACTTTCATTTGGTGAAAGGCTGAAACATGCCTGGAATGTATTCAAGAGCCGGGATCCGACCTACTATTCACGAAACTACGTGGGTGGGCTCAGCGAATGGCGTCCGGACATCAATCGGCGATACTACAGGGATTCCGGCGACCGATCCATTGTGACGGCCATCAAGAACCGTATTGCGGTGGACGCGGCGCAGGTTGAGCTTCAGCATGTCAAGATCGACGACAACGGACGGTTCGTGGAGCTGATCGATTCCGGGCTCAACCGATGCCTCTCCTTATCTGCAAATGTCGACCAGACGGGCCGAGCGCTTCGTCTGGATATTTTTATGTCTATGCTGGATGAAGGAGTCATCGCTATTGTTCCTGTCGACACCACATTCGATCCTGAGGTGACCGGAACCTATCAGATCAAGACGATCCGGATCGGCAAGGTTGTGCAGTGGTATCCAAAACACGTCATTGTACAGCTCTATGACGAAAATACCGGGCGTCGGCAGGAGATTGCGGTTCCGAAGACCGTGGCGGCTATCGTGGAGAATCCCTTCTACGCGGTGATGAATGCGCCCAACTCTACTTTCCAGCGGCTCATTCACAAGCTCGCGCTCCTCGATTCCGTGGATGAGCAGTCATCCTCCGGGAAGCTCGATCTCATTGTAC